ACATAAGCCGACACCAGAAACTAGAGCGGTAGTTGCATCATTAAATAGTTACGGTATAACCCAAGCAGAGATTTGCTTATATATAGGCATTACCGATAAGACGCTAAACAAACATTACAAAGAGGAAATACTAACCTCACATATCAAAGCAACGGCCGCGGTCGCACGACGCTTATACAAGAAAGCGGTTGAAGACGGTGATACAACTTGTATTATCTTCTGGCTAAAGACTAGAGCTAGGTGGCGCGAGACTGATTCTAAAGAAATTCGAGAAGAGAATGAAACTATCTTAGCTGAATTGAAAGAATTAAGAGCAGACCTAGACGCTAAAAACCTAAAAGACTACTAGATGATTAGCCAAGACAAAGAGCAGCTAGCTAGTGAATTACGCGGCAGCCTATTATTATTTATTAGGTTTTTCTTTAAGATTGTAACGGGTCGCGAGTTTACTATTAGCCACCCGATTGGTCGCGAATCACACCACGTTATAATATGTAGAGCCTATACGGAATTAACCAGGGTGCAAAAGTCAGCGCATGGCTTATTAGTGAACGTGCCCCCGGGTTATGGTAAATCAGTTATATCATCTATGTTTGTGGCGTGGTGTTTTGCTAATTATGATAAATGTAATTTCATGTATATATCGTATTCGCATGACCTAGCATCTAAACACACCGCGTTCATTAAGATGGTTATGTCTTGTCATCAATATAAATTCCTGTTCGGGGTAGAGATTAGAGCCGACTCAAGAGCTAAAGACCATTTTGTAACTAGTGGTAATGGCGAGGTTAGTGCATTTGGTAGTTCGGGCGCAATTACGGGTCGTAATGCTGGCCTCCCGAATGAAAAAGTGTTCACCGGTTGTGTAATAATTGATGATGCACATAAACCAGACGAGGTTCATTCAGATACTATCAGAGCGTCGGTGATAAGAAACTATCAAGAGACAATCTTGCAAAGACCTCGTGATGTCAAAGTACCCATTTTGTTCATCGGCCAAAGATTGCATGAAGATGATTTAGCTGCTTACCTAATGTCGGGTAAGGATGTTAGGACTTGGGATGAAATTATATTACCTGGAATAGACGTGGCCGGTAATGCCCTCTATCCAGAGGCACAACCATTAGAATATTTACGAGAGCTTCAAGAGAAACAACCTTATACTTTCTCAAGCCAAATACAACAGGAACCAATACCAGCAGGCGGCTCACTATTTAAACCAGAGTGGTTTTTTGAAATGGATGAAGAGCCAGAGGCTTTGGCTACATATATTACATGTGACACAGCTGAAACCGACAAAACCTACAATGACGCCAGCGCCTTCAGTTTCTGGTCAGTCTACGAACTTAAAAGAGAGGGTCGCGGTACAGGGCAACTAGGTATTCATTGGTTGGACACCTTAGAAACCAGAGTGGAACCAAAAGACTTAGAGGCCACGTTCATGGATTTCTACTCAGAGTGCAATAGACATAAATGCCCACCATTTATTGCGGCGATAGAAAAGAAAAGTACCGGCGTAACATTAGTAAGCGTTCTTAAATCCCTAAGAGGTTTAACGATAAGGGAAATAGATCGAACGCGTGCGTCAGGCTGTAAAACGCAAAGATTCCTGGATATTCAATCAATTGTAGCTTCACAGCGTGTTTCTTATACCAAAGGCGCGCGACATATAGATATGTGTTTAACTCATATGAGTAAGATAACTGCTAACAATACCCACCGACATGATGATATAGCGGACACCATGGCGGACGCGGTGAGATTGGCGTTAATTGACAAAACGGTGTATTCTTTCCAAAAGGAAGATAAAAAACAAGACGCAGTTTTAGACAAACTGGGTCAGTCAATACAAGCTCGATTAAGAGTAGGAAGACACCGATACCATGGTAATAGCAGCTAAGCATTCAGAGCGTCTCGAGGAATTAAAAAAGAAAGTAGAGGATTGGCATAAATACTTTGGCGGGAACATAAAACGCTATGAAGAATTTATGCGCTTTGTGTTTAAAAGCACTATGACTAATGACGAGAAAGACGCTTTAAAAGATATAGATAAACCCACATTAGAATTCAATGTCCTAGAATCATTTATTAGTAAGCTTAGAGGTGAGTTCGCCAAACAGCAACCAGGTCTAACTATTCGTGCTCAGGACGGCATACCACTCCGAATGCTTACGCCCAAATTCACAGAAACCATGAAAGTTGTAGAGGCTCACTTAAGAGCTATCTTCTTTGATGGTTCTAACGATATGTTAGAGTACAACATTTACACTGATTTACTAGCTGGCGGCTTTAGTGCGCTTAGAGTATTCACAGAATATGTAAATGAGCTAAGTTTTGAGCAAAAGATAGGTTTGGAGCGAGTATTCAACCCCACCTTAGTTGGGTTTGATCCTTTAGCGGTTAAATCCCACAAGGGCGACGGTCGCTACTGCTTCGAGTTATATCCTTTGACAAAAGACCAATTCGAGGATGAATTTGGTAAAGAAGCCATGGAAGGCGTTAAATTTACGCGTGGTCTTGGTGATTTCGACTGGTCTTATAAGAATGAGGACGAGGAGATTGTCCTAGTTTGTGATTTCTATGAGAAAGTTGGTAAGCGCGAGAAGATCATAAAATTAACTAATGGCTACACTGTTCGTGAGCGCGAGTATGAGGCAATAGTTAAAGAGTGGGACGACATGGGTATGACGGCTCAGCCGCCACAGCCAATGGGTAAACCCAGGTGGACTGTAACCGAAACGGTAGTGCGTTATAGATTCTGTGAAAGCGGGGTGCTTGAACATACGGTAACTAACTACAAACATCTGCCTATTATATTTGTTGATGGTAATAGCGTACAGATAACCGAGTCGGGTTCGACCGAACAATACACGCGGCCTTACGTTTATAACGCGATGGGCGTGCAAAAGCTTAAGGATTATTCTGGTAACTGTCTAGCAAATGAATTAGAAAATATGGTGCAACATAAATTTATTGTTGCCAAAGAAGCTATACCAGATAACCCGCAATACATTGATGCATATACAAATGTCCAGAAAGCTGACGTACTTGTTTATAATCATTTTCAAAACAGAGACAATCCAGAGGTTGTACTACCACCACCAAGAGAGGTACAAAGAACACCAATTCCACCAACCATACAGGAAACTTTTAGACTTTCCGATGAAATGACCGTGGCTATTCTTGGTGCTTTTGATAATACCGGTGCTAGTAGAGCAGATTTATCGGGCGTGGCTGTAGCTAGAAATGCTATACAAAGTAACGCCGCATCGGTTCCGTATATTGTAGGCTTCATAAAAGGAATTAATAGGGGCGCAGAAATAATAGTTGATTTAATTCCTAAATATTACCGCACGCCGCGAAGCTTACCTATATTAAAAGCCAACGGCAAGCGTGAATATGTTGAAATTAACAACGATCAAAACCCAGATAGTCTATACATGGACTATGACTCTAATGCTCTTGATGTGAAAGTTGAGGTCGGTACTAATTTTGCGATTCAAAAAGAGGTAGCTCTCCAGACTATATTAAGTTTAATGGGCGCGTCTGAAATATTTAGCCAGTTCATAAATCAACACGGCCTACAAATACTATTAGATAACATAGATATAAGAGGTGTTGAAGAACTGCAAGAAAAAGCAGCTGTGTTTGAACAAGAATTACAACAACAGGCAGAGCAGGCCAAGCAACAGCAAGCTCAAGAATCACAAATGATGCAACAACAAGCCGAGCTGCAATCCAAGCAGGCACAGGTTGGCGTTGCATTAGCTGAGAAGCAGTTGAACGTTCCTACTAAAGAGGAGCTGGAAATGCTTAAGCTTCAAGAGAAGTCATCTTTCGATCAAGCAACCGTAGCGGTTAAAGAAAGAGACGCTGAAACTAATTTCTTAAGCTTACTGAGTACCATTAGAAGCGAGTCGGTTGAGAATGAATTAAAAGCCGCTCAAATAGATGCCGAGAATGCAAGAACCGCAGTACAAGCCCACCTTGATATATCTAAGCATCACCATGAAGTGAAACAAGCGAACAAACCAGAGCCAAGTAAGGATAAATGATGCCATTAAAGAAAGGTAAATCCAAAAAAATAATTTCGGAAAATATAGCCACTGAGGTAAGGAGTGGAAAAAAACCAGCGCAAGCTGCGGCGATAGCTTACTCCAAGGCCGGGAAATCCAAAAAGAAAGGGTACTAGAACAGGCGATAGATGTAGTGTATAATTGATGGATGAAGACAAGAGAAGGTAAAGACATCCAGTGTGCCGCGTGCAACAACTTATTCTATGTGCCTAAATATAGAATTAAGACTGCTAAATTCTGTTCATTAGAATGCCAGAATCACAAACAATATGATAAATATATTTTTAACTGTGTTAGTTGTGATAAAAAAGTTATAACTTCGCCGTCTAGGCGTAATTATAAGAAGAAATTCTGCTCAATAGAGTGCAGGGAATTAAATGCACAATCAGACAAGGAAAGGAGAAGAAAGCAGAAATCTATAACTATACTTAGAAGAGGCCACACAAAGGCGCGAACATTAAGACGTTATATATCAGAGTATAAAGAAATGAAATGTCAGAAATGCGGGTATGATGAGCATGAATTTTGCCTAGACATGCACCATATTGATGAAGACCCCACAAATAACGTCGTTGACAACATTGCAATCTTATGTGCCATATGTCATCGAGTACATCACCACTCAAAGAAAAAATAACCCTCGATTAATCGGTTACCACCCCCTTTGGTACCGATTCTTTTTACATCTGGGCGCGCCTAATTTGCACGCGCCCTATTTGTCGTATATAATTTATATAAATCAGGATTACGCAAGTAGTCTGCTGTGTACGCAACACATAAAACTAGCGGCTCTCACGTTATAGCTTACGGATTAAGTTATCGACACTCATCGACATGAGGCTATCACCGCGTTCACACGGGTAAACTGAACAAAAAAGGATTTATATGCAAGAACAGGAAGTGTTGGAGCAGGTTGAACAACCGGTCGAGCAGCAAGAGAAAATGTTGACGCAAGACCAAGTTAATAAAGTTGTACAACGTGAGAAAGTTTTAGCAGCTGAACGTGCCAGAAAGGAAGTGGAAGCAGAATATCAACAACGCGCCGAACAGGCCTCGCAAATCCCAGCCCAACAGGCTGAGACAAACGAGAATACTTCGCGTGAACTTGATGTCGGTGCCATTACTCAACAAGTACGAGAACAGCTAAATAAAGAAATGCAGCAAAAGGCTTTCGAGACAGAAATGTCGACGGTTGCAGATAATTATTTATCTAAAGCAGACTTAGCTCGAACTACTTATGAGGACTTCGATAAGGTCACAGCAAATTTTAATCCGGGTGATTTCCCGCAGCTAGTTTACCTAGTTAGTGGTATGGAAAATGGAGGCAGTGTCATTTATGAGCTTGCCAAGAACCCTAAAAATTTGATGTTACTGAGCCAAATGGCGAAAGAAGCACCTCAAATGGCGCAACAAGAGTTAGCCACAATTGCACAATCAATCACGCTTAATAAGCAAGCGGTTGATAATGCAGGTGACTTTGAGACGCCAGCCCCACTTGACAGACTAAATCCATCACGAGTTTCAGGCGGTAATGGTGAACAGTCAATTAAAGATTTAAAAGCGGCTCCTTGGTTAAGGGGTTAAAATTTAAATCTGAATAGTAGCCATTGCTCAGTGTTTTTTTAACAAGGAGAGTTCAATGGCTAATAATGTCCTACAGGATGTCGTAACCTACAATAAAGCTGGATTGGCTTTATTACAAAATTCATATGCATTCATTTCGACTGCAAATAAAAAATATAAAGACTTCGATAGACAAGTGCCGCAAAATTTAGGTGCTACAGTCTCGTTCGATTTGCCTCCGCGCTTCAATACTGTTAACTCGTTAGTTATCAGTTCGCAATCAGCAGAGCAAAGAGTTCATCAATTAACAGTAGATAAAGAAGCTTCGGTTTCTTATGATTTTACGGCTCAACAGTTCGTATTTAACGTACGCGATTACATGGACGTGTTCGGCAGGTCTGCAGTGGCTGAAATTGGCGCAAAAGTAGAGGCTGATATTGCTCTTAACGCTAAGACAGCTCCGTTTAGATTCTACGGTGATGGTGTAACTCCAATCTCGTCATATTTGTCTCTAGCCAATGCCTTGGCATATTTCCGAAATTTTGGAGCCGCTAAAGATAATACTCGCGGTTACTTATCGGATTTAACTTTTCCGGCTATTGTAAATTCTGGATTAAATCAATTTACACCGAATCGGAATGAAAAAGAGATGAATTCGTGGGAGGTTGGTGATTTCTCTAGGTGCCAGTGGTATCAGAGTAATTTACTTCCTACTCATACAGCCGGATCAATTGGTGAGGCTGGCACAACCTTAACGGTTGTATCATTCGTACCTGCTGCAGATGGTTCTATTAGCGCTATTACATTTAGTGGTGCTGGTACTGATCCAGATGCTGTTAAAGAGTTTGATAGCGCACAGTTCTCTGATGGCGTAGCTGGACAAGCTAATCTTAGGTTCTTGACCTTCATCGGCCACGAAATTAGTCAGTCGCCTGTGCAAATGCGGGTTACTGCTGATGCAGCATCGGCTGCTGGTGCGGTTACAATTAGCTTTGAACCACCTCTACAATCTAACGCTGGTAAAGATAAAAATATCAATGTTGCGATTGCTGCTGGACAACAAATTACCATCTTACCATCACACCGTTGCGGTTTGATTATTGCTGGTAATCCACTGTTCTGTGCAATGCCACGTCTTCCGGACGAAAATCCGTTCCCGACTTCTAACTTAATGGATCCTGAAACAGGCGCTGCATTAAGAATGTATCACGGTTCGTTGTTTGGTCAGAATCAAAGGGCAAATGTGCACGACATAATTTGGGGTTCTACATTAGTCCCAGAATATTCCATGAAAGTGGCTTTACCATTGTAATTACAATAGGGGCGCGAGCCCCTTCATCTAATTGGAGACAAATATGTCAAATGTTCCTATAAAAAATGCCGGACTCAAATATGTCAACGGCTTAAAAGTAAGTAATGATGCAACAACCCCTGACGAAATTGTGAATATTGCACCTGGTGCTGCTCGCGACTCATCTAATGTCTGGGATATCGACTTAGCTGAAGCAGTAAACTCTGCTGGCGCTGGTCTTGGCTGGGGCGCGCATGTGAATGGCGCTGTAGTTGGTGTTAACGGTTTAGATGTTGGTACTCTAGCTGCTAATGCGCTATATGGCGTTTATGCAATCGGCGACTCTACTAAATACGAAGCTGCTGCTGGTCTTTTATCACTAGCATCTAACGCAGCTCCTGCGCTACCTGCTGGCTATGACGTATATAGACGAGTTGGTTATGTACTAACAGACGGCACAAACGATGTCTTGTTGTTCGATCAACGTGGCAACGGTTCAGATCGTGAAATGTGGTACAGAGCTGCGGTAGCTACTGATATTACTGCTGGTGCTTCTGCCACTTACGCGGCTGTTGATTGTTCTGGTTCAGTACCAGCGCAAGCTTCGAGCGTTGTATTTTCTTGTGCATTTACACCTACAGCGCCTAATGATGAACTGAACTTACGTTCTGGTGATTCTGCTGCTGCTGGTGATAGTCAAGCGGTTGCATCGGGCGCAGTTGCGGCTGTAGTCGAGAAAACAATGCTTAGATGTCCTTGTAGTGCAACAGCTGCTGAAGCGGTTGATTACAAAGTCACAGGCTCAGCTGTTGCTCTTAACGTGCAAGCGTACTTAGACCAACTATAAGAGGCGATTATGTCCAACACCGTTAACGAATTAATATCGGGTGCCTTCTACGCTTCAGGCGTGGTCGCGCGTGAATTTGAAACCGTTAGCGGTGGCCAGGTAACAGACGGCCTGCAATGGTTGAATGATATCTTAGGAGATAAAGCAGTGGGCGTGGATATGGTTCCTTATGAAACTATATACACGTTCAACTCTGAAATAGGCGTTGAAGAATATTATATACCAGGTTTAGCCGTGATAGACACGCTTGTCTTTTATAAAGATAATGTGCGCTATGCCATGAAATATAATAAACGTAACGAGTATTTTGGAAAAGCACGAACGAACGGAATTAACGCTCTGCCATTTGATTGGTATTTTGAGCGAAGCTTTGGCGGTGGTAAATTATACATGTACTTCACCCCCGACAGGTCTTATGAAACAGAAATACACGGCGTGTTTAGATTGCAAGACGTAGTAAAAGGACAAGATTTGTCCTTAAATACTACAGTCGCTAATCTAGGTATCGCAACCGTAACAGGCACAGGTGAAATAGGTACAGGTCAATTAGTAGTAAATGATATTGATTTAGCTGGTACTTACGCCACGCCCGCTGCGCTAGAAACTTACGTGAACACAGGCGTAATTGCAGGTGTAACGGCCTCTATATCAGGCACACAGTTTATTTTAACCAGCTCTACTCACCCGCAGCCTAATAATATTAGAGTGGTGACGCTTGGAACAGAAGACGCGGTTAATAATATTAACTTTGCTGATTTTAGTTTAACTAGCGGCGCACTTACAAAATATTATAGACCGCGAGGCTTAGATACGTTTTATATATCTTACCTACGGTATTCTTTAGCGGATAGAATATGTGCGGAATATAACTTAGATGTTCCACAGAATGTTTCACGGCAATTAAACAAATACGAAGCACTAATAAGTAAACAATCGCGAGCTTTAGACTTAAGAAATACTAAAGTTTCAATACTACAAGATGGAAGCGACTTAAACTGGGGTCAGATCAACATCGGCCGCGGCTACACAACTAGATAACATAGGAGGGACTATGCCAACAAGTAATGTAACATCAGTTCCTGTTAACGTGGTTGGCTCTAGTGTTTTTGGAATATACCCTAAAACCAACATCGAGAAAACATACAACATGTTTATTTCTTCTGATGAATGGTTACTTAACTATGCGGGTTATAAAAAAGTATTGATAACCGGCTCAGGCCTGCAAGGGCGCGGCATTTACGCGTCATACCGTGGCGGCTTTATGATTACCGTAGTAGGTACGTCAGTATATAAAGTTACAACAGGTTTAGGTACAGAATTATTAGGCGCGTTAGATACGTCGCGCGGCGCGGTCAGTATTGCTGAAAACTTATCAAGACAAATATGCATAGTCGATGGTCTGAAAGCATACATTTACAATTACGATACAAATCAATTTGCAGCTCAAGCACTTACGTGGAACACCACAACAATAGTCACACCTAATTATGTTGATTTCCATAATGGTTTTTTCTTACTAGCGTCAAGCCCAAGCTCATTAAATCCACAGTCTTGGTACGCGGCTGCATTCGCCACAGCGACCACTATAGCGATTGCGTTACAAGACCAATTTACTCTATCAACCAAGCCTGATAGCGCGCTAGCCGTGCTTAGAATCCCTGGACGTGGCAATAACGTAATAGTTATAGGCGCTACGGTTGCAGAGATATGGACAGCCGTTGGTGGAGAGGAAAATTATAGAAGGGTGGCGTCTACAAACATCAATCTAGGAACGGTGTCTGTAGAAACTATAGCTACTAGTGACGACCTGGTGGTGTACTTAGCGCAAAATGAAGATGAAGCGCCTGTTATTATTGCAACTAACGGCTCTGAAAATAAAATCATATCAACAGATGGAATATCACATTTACTAGAAGGATTAAGCCGTCCTGATAAATCAACAGGGTTTATCTATAAACAAAACGGTCATCTTTTTTATCACCTAACATTTTATGATGCAGCTGATAATATATCTTTGCTTTATGATTTTAATACCGACAAATTCTTTCATGTATCAGACGAAAAGCAAGACTTTTACCCCGCCCGGAACACTGCTTTTTTCAATAAGAAAATATACTTTATTTCATTAAATGATAATGGTATATATGAAATGAGCCAGGAATTGCTGACGTATAAGTATGATATAGACAACACGCCAGGCGAGATTATACCAAGAATCAGGGTTACTAAAACTATTCGTAAAGAGGACTCAAGCGTATTTAGAGCTAATCAGTTTTCTTTCTGGTTAGAGCAGGGCGTGACCGGGTTCTTTGTAGGCGGTTCAGATACTATATTTGGAAAGCTTATTACTGAAGCTATAGGCGATACCGTAATATCTGAAGATGGTTTAACTCTTCTAAGCGAAGAAGGTTTGGCTTTTGTTAATCCAGACAGGCCGCGTGTTGATTTGACTATATCTAAGAACGGTAACCAATCTTTTAGTAATATTGTGTCGCGTGAAATGAATAGCGAAGGGAATTATCGTAATCAAATTAACTGGCATAGGCTAGGCCAAGCCAATGAAATTACTTTCCAGCTGAGATTCTGGGGTTTTCAAAGATTCGTGGCAAATAACGCTGCGCTGGAGTTGTATTAATGACCGTGCCTAGCCTGCCTCCATTTTACGACATGAACTACACCGATAAAGACGGTAATTTAACTACTGAAAGTTTAACTCATAACGATCAAACTTTTCAGACATTAAATACAGTAGTTGATCGCGTTAATAATGGCTGGACTTTTCCAAGTTATACGAATGCAGATATCGCAGCGTTCGGAGCTGACACTAGTGTTGCAGCTGGAACCGTTTGGTTTAGTACTGACGATAGTAAGTTAAAATTAAAAACGGCAGCAGGGACGATTGTCGAAATAGATTCAACACCGTAAGGAAATACAATGGGAATATTTAGTAGCCAAAACCCTACGCATGAGCAGAATAAGTATTTTGATCGGATAAATACACAGTCTCACCAGACTTATGATCCTTATATTCAACAAGGTCAACAGGCGGGACAACAGTTAGGTCAACAATACGGACAGATGGCACAAGATCCAGGAGCATTTTACGAGCAATTAATGCAGGGTTACCAGCCGTCAAAGCAATATCAAATGCAAAACGACGCGCAGCAAAGATCCGCGGGTAACAGCGCTGCCGCTGGTGGCATGAGAGGCACGCAACAAGACATAGGTAACGCCGCTCAGATATCAGACAGGTTAATGGGCGATGATATGAAGCAGTGGTATGGAAATATAAGTGGTCTGATGACCGCAGGTCAAGCTGGTCAGCAAGGTATGGCTAATCGAGGTTATGACGCTGCAACAGGTCTTGGTGGCGATTTAAATAATATATTTGGCATGCAAGCCGGACAGGCAATGCAAGATGCGCGCGGTCATCAAGATACACGAGGTCGTGTTTTTGGTGGTTTAATGGGTGCAGGTGCGGGAGCTATACAGGGCGGTATGACAGCGGGGCCATGGGGCGCAGTCGCAGGCGGTTTATACGGTGGCGCCAAAGGCTCCGGATTCATGAAATAAGGTATAAATTATGGTTTTCGATCCAAATAGTTACAATGTTACCGGTCAGCATGAGTTTCAAGTTGATCCAATGATGCAAGGTTTAGGCCAAGCTTTACAAGTACCTCAGCAAATGCAGCAGCAAAAGCTAAGGGATGATTTAATGCGGGCGCAAACCCAAGAAGCACAAGCTAAAGGGGATTTTCAAGTTGGTAAAAATAATTTTGTAGCCAATGGTGGTTTAGGCGGCGGTGGTGATGGTACTGGCGGTGGGGGTGGTGGATTGCAAAATTCAGATTTGCGTAAACTATACGGCTTTGACTCTGAAACACCAGAGCAACTGGAAGCGCGCGCAATACGAACAAGTCAAATCAAAGCCCAGCAAAATAAAGCTCTTAATAAGAGCGAAGGTACAGAGACTTTCATAACAGATAGACAAAAAGCCCAAAACTCAGCAAAAATGGCAATCGACCCTATTAAAGACTTAATGAAGAATAATATCCCTGGATTTTGGAAGGCTCACGTCGTAGGTGGTGATGATGAAACCGAAGCAGATAATACCTCGCTATTAGCTGCTGATAATTATATGAAAAGTAAAGGCATACAACCAACTGAGCAAAACCTTGAAAAGTTTCATAAGCTGTTCAGACGAGGATCAAATGAGGGCGATACATCTTATCTTAAAAGACTTGCTAAATACTTAAAAGAAACGGAGAAACTAGCGAAGGGCGATTCTAGCGACGAAAAAGATGCGCCATTAAAAACCACCTTTAGCAGTAAAGCTGAGTTTGATGAGTATAAAGGCGGCTTGTCTCCTGAAAGACTACAAGAATTTCAAAAAGCAATGGGGTTTTAATCATGGGTTATAAACCTACCGCAGCAGATTTTGCAGATACAGGCACTAGCCAGGGTGGTTATACGCCTACTGCTCAGGATTTCGCCGCGCCTGAACAAGAGCCAGATAATAGAAGTTACTGGAGCCAATTTAGCGACCGCATGACAAATGATTTAGCTGATTACAGAAAAGAGCAAAGCGTTAACGAAGACGGAAGCCAAAAAACTGATTGGGAAAAAATGCAAAGCATAACATCTAACCCAGTATCAAGGTTTGAGCGTAGGTTCGGCGCTAATGCATTATCTAGTATTGGTGAAACCGGTAAACAATTTCATAATCTAATGTCTGACTTAGGCGTTCCAGGCATGACTAAACTACCCGATACTAACTTTGATGAAGTGCTTGGAATTAAAGACCCTAACGTGGTTGATTCATTAATGAAACTTGCGCCAGAGATAGTGGGCAGCTTATTAGTTCCTGAAGCTAAAGGAATACAGTTAGCTGGGAAGATTGGTAAGTATTTAAACCCAGCTAGTAGAGTAATTTCTAATGCGGTAAGACAGGGTGGCGTTGCTGCCGCTTTTAACCCTAAAGACGCAGTTGACGCGGCAACAACCGCGACCGCATCAAGCGCACCATTCTTTGCGGTTTCTGAAGCAATAGGTAGTAATAGCCCTAAAGTTAGAACGGCAGCACGCGTAGGCCGAAGCTTATTAGGCGCACTAATGGGTGGTGAACTGGGCAATAAAGTTGCTGGCGGTTACGGCGGCGCGGCGGGAGCGGCGTTAGGTGCTATAACCGGTGGTCGAGGAGTGCATAAGGATGAAGTGCGTAAGATTAAAAAAGCTATGGATAAAAATCCTGACTACGCTAAAAGAATGGAAGCGGCAAGAAGGCAAGGCGTAGACTTAAGACCTGCCGAGGCGTTAGACTCACCAGCAATAGCAACACAGCAAGGTAAGCTAGAAAGAGGCGATAAGACACAACAGATTATGTATGATTCTGGTCAAGCCCGCGTTAAGCAAGAAGAAAAAGCCATTAATAAATTTTATGACTCGGTTTCCAGTAAAGAGGACGAGGCTAAGATTGATAAGCTATATAGCAAATCTGGTAAAGTTAAGGTAGATAAAAAATACCAAGACAAGTGGGAAGGTAAAGCAACGAGAAGTAAAACTGTTGAAACTAAAGAAGGCGAAGTTATAGCCAAAAAAGATTTATTCGAGGCTAAACCAGGTCAGGATTTTGTAGAAACGCTAGACGGCGAAATTATACTTAAAAAAGATTTCATGCCAGAAGCCGTCGGCAAAGTTAAAGGCGGTAAGCAGATATTTAAAGACGCTGTCAAAGAATTAGAAAGCGATAAAGCTTATACAGATGTATTAAAAGGCGCTCATAAAAATAGCATAAAATATTACGACCAAGTAAAACGAAAACTTTATGCAAAAGAAAAAGCTTATAGACTAAAAGGCGACAATGCTGGCGCTGATAATATAGCTAAAGTTAGAAAGAATATGGTCAAAGAATTAGATCAGTTTTCAAAAGATTACGCTTTAGGTCGAAAGTTCAGCGAAGCACAAAAAACAAGAGAAAAAATAGAAAACTCTTTAAATGAAGGTGATGTGAAAGGTAGTAACTTCTATACTAAAGTTAAGAATCGCAAGCTATATGATGAATTATCGTTTCATTTGCGAGACAACCCTAAAGCACTAAGTAATCTAGAAGATTTAAGGCTAATAAGTAAAGACTTACTTAACCCGCCAACTGTTAAAACGGCTCGAGGTTCTGCTAAAGGCGGCATGGATGAGGCTAGAAATACTAAAGTTGAAATTTATAACGAGTTATCTAACAAATTCCTAGATATGATAGCTGGTAAGCCTGGTCAAAAAACAGCTAAATTGATTACCGATCCTAACTGGGATAAAAAAATAGCACAAATATTAGAGCTAAGCAAAGGCCAGAAGATGACAGCCGCAACTAGCAAGCAGTTAGGCAGGGTCATAAGTCAGGCCGTGGCAGCGTCTACAAGTGAACCAGACAAAAAGGGAAATAAATAATGGCATTAGATGAGAAATATTTTATAAGCGCGCCTTTAGATCAATATTTTGTTGATAAAGACACTGGCTTACCTTTGTGTAATGGCACTATAACTTTTTTTCGTGACAGCGCACGTACAACTCCAAAAGCTGTATTTCAATTATCAGGCACGCCTGCTAATTATACATACACCGCTCTAACCGACCCTGTTGTGTTAAGTAGTGTTGGTACATTACAAAACGCTGGCGGCGATAACGTCGCGCTATATTATTACCCTTACGATAGCGAGGGTAACTTAGATTTATACTATGTGGTTTGTGAAAACGAGGGTGGTATTGAGCAATGGACGCGTGAGGGGTGGCCTAACATAACGTCCGCAAATGATCCGACTGATGATGAATTTCCAATACAAAACCAAATAGCCAATCCCCAGTTTACAAGGGTATTTCTAAATGAAGGAATCACTACTACTTATTCTGTATCTTCTGCTGTTACTGAATTTAATCTTGCTCCTGATTGGAATATTGAAGTAAGTAATCTTGTTGGCGCTGGTAGTGTGATAGTGCAAAGAATTGCTGTAACAGGCTCAGCTAATATCGTGACAAGTCCTCCATATGTTTTAGATGTCGAGGTATCTGCTGGCACAACTTGCAGGTTGATCCAAAGACTAAAAGTAAATTCTGGACTTTGGGCAAGCACCGACGACCAAGAAATATTTTTAGCTGGAGTAATGGTTGGCACAAATATTAACGTGGGTGATGCTGCTGTTAATATGTACTACAAAGAATCAAGCTCAGCTACAGGAATTTTAGTGGCGGCAGGTTCTTTTGCTAATGGCTCTTATAGTATTACAAAATCAGGCACGCTTGACCCAATACCGTTATCAACAAACGGCAGTAGTAGCTCTGATGGTTACGTAGAAATTTATCTAGAATTTGCAGGAAGCACACACGTTAGGGTTTCTAGTTTACAGGTAGTACCAACTCTATCAAATGCTAGCGTTGCGTCGGGCGTTAATATTGTTCCTTATGATGCTAAAGCTAGTAATCGTGAACAAGCATTAATGGGCAGTTACTACATACCTAATTTAGAATCTAAGCAAGTACCAAGTCTTTTAACAGGCTGGGACTTTCCTTTAAACCCAACCCAATTTGGTGAAGATCATACATTGGGCGCGGCTACTGCTTACGTTTGGGATCAAACAATTGGCTTAAGACTCACTGGTAATGTGGCTGTCACTCGTAATGCTGCGTCAGGTGGCATGAACTTAATTAATGCATCGGCCTCTGAAGTGTTTTATATAATGCAATACTTAACAGGTGGTGATGCTAAAAAAATACTTACTAATAAAATGTCGGTTAACGCGGTAGCTTATAAAGGATCGGTTGGTTCAGATGTTACTATGCGTGTTTATATGTATAGAACGATAGCCTCATATAGCTCATGCGTCGCAGTTACTGCGGCAGCCTATGCTAACGTGACTTACAATGATGTTAATCCAGGCGCAACATTGACTAATGATGGAGCTGCTGGCGCTTATGTTATTTTTCCTATAGATGGCTTAACACCTGCTGTAGGTTCTAGGGTTTTAGTTAAAGACCAAGCGGCCACTCTTCAAAATGGTGTCTATACTGTAACTACGGTAGGTGATGCCGTAAATATCAACTGGGTTCTTACTCGTGCGACTGACTACGACACAACTGCCGAGGCAATAAAAGGTGCAATATTCCCAATTGATTTTGGCGGTGATACTTTAAGTTTAACTAGCTGGTCGCAAGATAACACTGTTGGTACATTAGGAACAGACCCTATTACATTTACTCAAACTGCAAGCGTTCCTTTAGTTGGAGCGTCAATTGGTACAGTTGCAGCCAGCGGGGAGTTCACGCTGAACGCGGCGTCAGGACAAGGATTAAACTGGACTGAGATTGAAAGAAATGGATTAGGAGTAGCAACCGCAACGCTACCGACAGTAACAGCATCAACAGACCTAAATAATAATATAGATACTAAGTTTTCAAACTGGCAGGTTACTGACGCAGCAGAAATTAGCAATACAGATAAATTTGCTATAGTTGCAACCTTTGTGGTTCCTACGGATAACACTCAAGTAACAATTGATTCTATAAGTGTCACGCCTGGTAATATACCTTGCAGACCTGGCGCTAAAAGTGAAGCGGAAAGCCTAGCTGACTGCAGACAGTATTACGAGAAAAGCTATGAGCTTGGAACTGCTCCACCAGTAGCAGCCACGCCTACTGTGCCAGCTACATTTACAGGGGTAAAAATAGTTACTGCGCCCTTAGCGTTTACTACAACAGGTAGCACCAATAGACTTATGCGTCCTAATTTTAATCTTGAGTATGTAAATAAACATACCGTGCCGCAAATTACTATATATTCACCAAACATTGTTGGTGGCGCAACTTTGATAAATAAATTGTATATGGCTCAAAGCACAAATGGTGTGTACAGCAATCCTTTTTTGTTAAATGGATACTTAGGTACTTCTCCTGACTGGCGTATTGACTCAACCACGAGAGACAGGACTTATATGAGGGTTATAGATTCAAATGCAATTGCTAATCTTGGTGTTTTGGATTTCGAGGCTGTGCTCGCGTATCATTTTGTCGCTGATGCGCGTTTGGGCGTGGTATAATAATTTAAATTTTAAGGATGAAATAATGATTAGAAATTATATAGGGCAGCAAGCAGTGGACGATTTCGGTCAAGTTTTTGCCAGCTATAAATATAGCGCTGCTGTTGCGGCAACTACTGACACTCTTTTAACTGTTCCAGGTGGCGCGGCTAGATTTAAGGCGCTAATCAAAGCAGGTGTAGACGCTGAGATTTGGGTAGCATTAAATGAGGTTGCAGACATTCCGGCTGGCGCGGGTTTTGCTGCCGATACATCTGAGTTAGTGACTGTTAATGGTGAGGTTTGCCGTGAGGTAACCGCTGGTGACGTGTTGCACTTCTATTCAACAGCTGGTGGAACTGTAAGCGTGGTATTTTACGCAGTTATATAAGTAAATAACAGAGGGCTAAGGAATGGCTGACAAAAAATTTAGTGACTTTACCGATGGTAATGAAGTCCAGGTTGGTGACACCGTTGTCGGCCTTCGAGCTGGTGTAAACTACAAATTCGATTTTCCTGGTGATGGCATAAAAGATAGTAATGGTAATTACTTATTTAAATATGCGTCTGCTGGTGCGGCTAGTGTAAATTACTTAACCTTTACTAACTCTGCTGCCGGTAGCGCGGTCATTTCAGAGGCTGCCGGTAGTGATGCAAATATTGATTATATTATTAGAGCTAAAGGTGCTGGTGTTATACAGATGCCTGCTAACCTTACTCTTTTAACGCAACTCCAAGTTGATAACATCACAATTGATGGTAATACAATTAGTAGTGTTGGAGATTTAAATTTCGTTCCAGATGGTACTAATAATGTCAGTCTAGGTAATTATACTTTTGATGCAGATCAAACTGTTGGTGCCGGTCAAGATGATTATGTAATGACATATGATAATGGTACTGGTTTAGTATCATTAGAGGCTGCTACTGGCAGCACATCACCGTTAACAACCAAGGGTGATTTGTTTGGTTTTACTACTGTTGATGTTAGATTAGCTGTTGGTGCTACTGATGGTATGATGCTGCAAGTCAGTGCTGCTGAGGCTACAGGCTTAGCATGGTCAACTGCTACTTATCCAGCTACAACAACAATTAATCAATTGCTATACAGTTCATCAGCAAATATTGTTGCTGGGTTAGCTACTGGCAATGACAGTGTATTAGTTACAAGCGCAGGTGGAGTGCCGTCATTAGCGACCACATTACCATCAGGATTAACAATACCTGGCTTTGCAACAGTAGTCGGCGTGCAAAATAGTGCATATACATATTCCGCTGATACTGGTGCGGCTGATGCATATGTTATAACACCATCACCAGCGATTACAGTCTATACCGATGGTCAGCAATTCATTATGAATGCTGTAAATCCTAATACTGGCGCATCGACAATAAACATTAATGGTTTGGGACTTATTGATATTGTAAATACCGATGGCAGCACACTGCTTGCAGCAAATATCAAAGCTGATGGCATCTATTATTTGGTTATAGATGTTGGCGGAACTAAAGCCAAGCTACTGAATCCAAATAATGCAGCAGAAGCAGCGCAGCCATACTTTAACAGTACATTCCTAGAATCACCAACAGTAACGATGACTTACGGTGGCGGTAATGTCACACTTAACCTACAAGATGCTAGTGGCACAGATGATTTAACAGCCCTCACAAGTGAAGGTGCTTTGATTTTTGACTGCACACCAGTGGCGACAGTTAATGTGACTGCTGGAACTGATACCGTTCCGGTTCAAACTTATGTGTATATCTTGGTATCAAATCTGCCTGGTAGCACGATGACGACTTCAACAGTTGGTTGGCCTAGTGCTGAGTATATTGCAGTTGCTACAGTAGTTACACAGTCTGCGACTACCGCTGCGGTTGACGGGGTAATTAAGCTACAGGCATGGACAGACCATGTTAAGAATTCAATTGATAACGGTCATAGCTCAGAGATAAATTTCTGGATTAGGCAGCAAAACGCCACATGGTTTTCTGGTGTTGCATCAACTACTACCCCTGTTAATGGTGGCGGTGCTGGTGCGGCTGGCGTATTTAGTCTTGCTACTACTGCTGGTGTCACACTACAGTTACATCAACATGCATACCCTGTATTTAATACTGGTACAGGCTCGCACGTATATGTACCTAACGATAGTTCATCAGCGTACAGACGAGTCACAGACCTAGCAACAATGCTAACAGATGCTAGTGGTAACTCGATGAGCAATAAGCGTTACAATCTAGTGGTGTGGGGCAGCAGTTGCGAGGGCGTTGGTCTAGGCACAATGTTTGTAAATCTACCTACTGATTCATACAATAACGATCAAGATGCAATTGATGATATAAATAGAACTACTGTTTTTACCATCCCTAAGATATTCAAAGGCACTGGATTCTTAATAGCTAGAATTACGGCAAGGCATGTGGCATCTGGTAATACCTGGGAAGTATTAAACATAGAAGATTTAAGGGGTATAGCTCCTTCTGTGGCGACTGGCTCTGGTGTGGGCGGCTTGACTGAAATCGTTCAAGACACAAACCCAGTATTTGGTGGCAATGTAGGGATGGGTGCGTATCGCATTAAAGATTTAATAGCTTGTGACGCAGCGGATGTTACTAAAGAATTCGAGGTTGATTGTAACGCAGCTACAACTTCAACAAAGACTACTTTACTGTCTAGCCAAACTGCAAATAGGAGTATCACGCTACCAGATGCTACAGATACTTTGGCTGGTAAAGCAACTACTGATGTTTTCACTAATAAATCTGTAGACCTAACAGATAACACATTAACTGGAACGCTAACCGAATTTAATACTGCCTTAGCTAGTGATAGTTTTATGAGCTTAGGTGTAGCGCAAGAGTACACTAAGACTAAAAACTTTAACGCTACCACACTGACCAGTACAACTAATGCAGTTGCTTGGGATTTAGAATCTAATCAGGTAGCTACCCATACCGCAACAGAAAACACTACTTTATCAGCTCCGACTAATCAGGTGGCTGGTGCGACATACATACTAATTTTTGTACAGGATTCAACACCTAGGACTTTAGCGTTTAATGCGGCATATATGTTCCCTGGCGGAACTGCCCCCACTGTTTCAACTGGTAGCGGAGCAATAGATATACTAACCTTTGTAAGTAACGGAACGAATATGCTTGGAACATTCGCCCAGGATTACAGCTAATGACTTTTGTAACGCCAGTCACATTTTACCAAGTAGGCGGCAGTGCATTTACTGAAGCCACGGGTGGTACAATTACCACGGATGGAAATTATAAAATCCACACCTTCACCAGTAGTGACGATTTTGAGATCACTGGACTTGGTGCTGATGATACGTTCGACGTATTAGTCGTTGCTGGCGGTGGTGGTGCCGGTGGGATGAGTGGATCGGTCGGGCCGAGTGGAGGCGGCGGCGCAGGCGAATATATATATCAAACTGGTGTTACAACATTCAGCACTGTTGGTATTAAAACCATAACGGTAGGCGCAGGTGGTGCAGGCGGTATAGGTGGTTCTGTTTCAGGCGTTGTGGGCGATGATTCAAGCATTGATGCTACTTATGTTGCTGACGGTGGTGGTAAAGGTGGTTCGACTGGAACATATAAAGAAGCTGGTGACGGTGGTTCAGGTGGTGGCGCAGGCTCACTGGCAACTGGTGGTGGCGGTGCTTCTACTGCAACTTATGACGGTAACACCGGTGGTGCTAACTCAAGTTATAATTGTGGTGGTGGTGGCGGTGCCGGTGCTGTTGGTGCTGGTAATGCTGGTGTCGGTGGCGTAGGTTTGTCTAACGATATATCCGGGTCTACACTGTTCTACGCTGGTGGCGGAGGTGGTGGTGGTAATGGCTTTTTGGGTGGCGCTGGAGGAAATGGCGGCGGCGGTGATTCGGTCTATGTGGTTGGAGATACATCGCCAGGCGATCCTGGTGATGCTAATACCGGAGGTGGGGGCGGCTCTATTTCAAGCTCTGGTTATATAGCTCAAAATGGCGGGGCAGGCGGGTCGGGTATCGTTGTGATTCGGTATCTGTACCAGTAAATAAACAAAACTAAAAAGGATTTTAGTATGTCAATAAAGGACATTAAAACAGATTCGGTAGGTCATTCAGGTGTGACACCGAAGATTGTTTACATATCAACGGATGATACTTTGGCTACAGTTACGGCAACTGGTTGGCTGAACGGTTTAATTACTCAAGGGTACGATATAAAAGAATCGGATGCTTTTCTTATAACAACTAAACTTACTCCAAATGCTGCTGCATCGCAAGCCAATTGGCTCGAAGCTAGCAAGTCGGGGGGCGAGTGGTCACTTATAGGTATGCCATCCCCAGCATCAGTAACTAGCGTATCTGGTACGGCAGGTAGAGTTACATCGACTGGTGGCGCAACCCCTGTTATTGATATCGATGCTGCTTATGTTGGTCAAACATCACTAGTTACGCTCGGCACTGTGACTTCTGGCGTTTGGTCTGCAACTGGTATTGCGGTAAATAAAGGTGGTACTGGAGTTTTAACTACAACTGCTTATTCAGTTCAATGTGGTGGTACAACCGCTACGGGCGCACATCAGAATGTAGCTGGGGTGGGTACGACTGGGCAAGTTCTCACTAGTGCTGGGGCGGCTGCATTACCAGCATGGTCAACACCTGCTGGAGGGGGTACGTCCTTAGCTTTAGGTTTAAATGGTGATGCAAACACAGGTGATAATTATATAACCCCATGGGGATATATCTTTACCACTTCCGCATCAACCCCTACAGTTAATAAAATAAACTTTTTAGCTATATACGTCCCTGGTGCGACATACACTAGAATTGGTGTGTACGTCGCCACAGGGGCATCTTCTGGGACGGCTAGGCTCGGTTTATATGAGGTAGATACTGATGGTTCCCCTGGTGACTTAGTGTTAGATGCTGGAACCGTCGATTTGACTAGCACAGGCGCACTAGAAATTACAATCTCTCAAGCTTTAGATGAGGGTTGGTATTATATTTGCTATATTCCTAGTGCTAGTGATGGATCAGTGAGAAGAGGTGTGAGCACTTATTTCGGCATGTCTCTTTTAGGTGCTACAAGTATAAGCGCAGCATCTTTAGGTTGGTCAAAAGTAGATGCAGCACAGCACACGGCACTTTCTGATCCTGCTGTCTCTGCACTATCGACAATAACGTCAGTAACAGGCACACAAGCTTTGTGGGTGAGGGTGGTTTAATGAGTGATTATACGGAACTAAAGGCTAAACAAGAAGTACAGCTTGCTAATTATAAAGGTAAAAAACTTACAGTTTCAGATGGTAAAGGAAATATTGTTGAGCAAAGCGATACAAGAACTTTTCAAGGGCATTACCTTGAGTGTCGAAAACATCTAAAGTCCATATTTTCGGATAAGTACAGCGAGAAGTATCAGCAGTACAAGGTTGATAAAGCAAGATCGAGATCATTACCAAGCAAGCATGAGCAAAAAGAGATACTAGATTTTGATATGGAGATGATGGCTCACTACAATGATGTTAAGCAGGACTTGAAAGCGGCTAAAACCATAGCTGCACTTGAGGCTGTCTTTGCAAAACACAAGGATAAATTAAACACATAATTTATTCTTAATATAAACCAATAAATGACAAGGATGTCAGATGACTGTTAATTACGTTAAAACGCAATCAATCGGGGAGTCCGGACAAAGCCCTAAGATTGTATATATAGATACAAATGACACGCTAGCAACCGTGACAACTGCTGGTTTCCTTAATAAAATAGCAAAACAATATGCGCTTGCAGAAGGCGATGCAATTTTAATAACTACAACAGCCACTCCTACCACAAGACAAAAGCAATTAAGCTTGCTAGATGTGACTTTCTTGAATGGCAACTGGTCATTAATTACAATGACAGCCCCATCAACAGTAGCTAGCGTGACTGGGACAGCAGGCGAAATTATAGCAACGGGTGCAACCAATGTTGTGATAAGTATAGATCCAAATTATCCAGGATCACTTAATATCACAGCCGTGGGCACGATCACAAGTGGAACTTGGAATGGTAGTACCATTACGGTACCATACGGTGGCACAGGCACTACCGCATTCACTCCTTACTCTGTAGTACTGGGTGGCTCTACTTCTACAAGCAACCTGCAAAGCGTAGCAACACTTGGGGCTTCTGGGCAAGTATTAACGAGTCAAGGCGCATCTGCGGTTCCAATATGGACAACCATTGCTGGTGCTGGCGATATGATTCTAGCCGCTGTACAAACGAATACTGGTGCTAAAACTTTTGATGCCAACACGTTTATTTTAGCTGGTAGCACTAGTGGCACGATAACAGTAAATGCGGCAGCGGTTGCAGGAACACAGACTATCGTAATGCCAGCACAATCAGGAACAATTGCTTTAACAAGTGACATTCCTGCCGATCCTGTTCCACTAGTCAACGGTGGCACAAATGCAGCGTTAGTAGCATCTAATGGTGGGGTGTTTTACAGCACAGCTACAGCAGGTGCTATATTAGCTGGGACAGCTACAGCAGGTCAGATGTTACGCTCAGGTGCGACAGCTGCCCCAACTTGGTCAACAGCTACTTTCCCTAATTCAGCTGGTAATACCGGAAGGGTATTACGTGCTGATTGTACAAACTGGGTAGAATCTACAAGTACATATGGCGACGTATATACCGCTAATGATATTCTATTTGCATCGTCAACAAATGCTGTATCTGGCTTATCCACCATCAATGACGCTGTACTAATATCTGGCGCAACAGGAATACCATCCTTTAGTACAACATTACCAGCTGGAGTTTTATCCAATATCACAACGCTCGGTACTGTAACAACTGGCACCTGGAACGCTGATACCATTACGGTACCATATGGCGGCACAGGAAATACGACTTTCACTGCCTACTCTGTTATTTTAGCAGGGGCGACAGCACAAGGTGCGTTTCAAAATGCAGTAGGACTAGGTACTAGTGGTCAGGTATTAACTAGCGCAGGCGCAGGTGCAGCACCAGCGTGGGCAACTCCTGGAACTGGTGGCGCAGTAGCTACCGTTGTTGGAACTGCCAACAGAATTGATGTTGATTCTACTGACGCAGCTAATCCAATTGTTAACATTGACACTGCATATGTTGGTCAAGCATCAATCACAACGCTTGGCACAATCGCAACAGGCGTTTGGTCTGCAACTGATGTCGCATTAGCGGCAGGTGGCACGAATGCAAGCTTAACGGCAGATGACGGGGCAATCGTATATAGCACAGCAACAGCAATGGCACTTCTTGCGGCAACAGCTACAGCAAGTAAAGTTCTGATGTCAGGTTCGAACGCAGCTCCGATTTGGTCGACACCAACATACCCATCTGGTTCTGGAGCGGCAGGAAAAGTAGTAAGGGCGGATGGGACTAATAATGTTTACAGTACATCTACTTTCGCAGATACATATGCGGCTAGTTCGTTATTGTATTCAAATGGCGCAAATACCGTAACGGGTTTAGCTAAAGTTAACAATGCAGCCTTGGTGAGTAGTGCTGCTGGAGTTCCAGCCTGGGAAGCCTTAACTGATGGTGAGATCATCATTGGTTCTGCCGCTGGAGTGCCTATTGCAGCTAATATTACTGGTGGTACTGGCATTACAGTTGTTGATGGTAATAACAGTATTACAATTTCAACTACAGCAACGGGTACGACTTGGTCAGAGATAGTAGGCACAACACAAGCTGCTGCTATTAATAATGGCTATATAGTTGGTAACGTGGCTCAGACCACAATTACACTCCCTGCAACCGCTGCGGTTGGTTCTGAGGTTCAAATTGTAGGTAAAGGTGCTGGTGGGTGGATATTATCAGCCAACACAGGCGATACAATTATTAATGGTGATGACGAAACAGTGGCTGGCGGTAATCTTACTGCGGCTAATGCTCATAACTCCATAAGGGTTATATGTATTACTGCTAACACGACATGGACTGTTGTTTCTACATACAGTACTGGCATAACAGTTGAAGTATAATTCAAGGAGAATAATTAAATGGTTACTAGAAATCAATTAAATTTAACCCTAGCGGAGCAGAGTGGTACGGGTAAGTTTGCTGGTACAGTCAGTCCAACATTCGAGACACCGATACTAGGGGTGCCACAATCAGGTGATTTATCAACGTGCAGTGATTACCCACTTAGCGCATTAACTGGGCTTGGTACAAATGTGGAAGCATGGCTTGCAGCTCCAACCAGCGCAAATCTGATCGCTGCTGTAACCACAGACAATACTGGTACTGGGGCATTAGTTTTTGCGACTAATCCTGTTTTCGTAACTCCAAATATTGGAACGCCTTCGGCTGGTGTATTGACAAACTGTACTGGTTTATTAGTAACAGGCGGCGGCACAGGTGTTGCGACTAGTGTTGCTTACGGTGTTCAAGTAGGTGGAACAACAGATACAGGAGCGCATCAAGTAATTACACCTGGCACAGCTGGGAAAGTACTTACCAGTGGTGGTGCTTCGGCTGTTCCAACATGGGAGACTGCTGGCGGTGGTGGTGGTGGTATAGTTTTCGGGACACCTCAAGCCACTACTTCAGGGGGGGTATTTACTTTTTCCAGTTTACCAGCATTAATAAAGAGAATAACATTAATGTCTAAAGATTTTACCACTACAGGATCACAGAGCTTCATTCGCTTAGGTACTTCGGCAGGTATCGCTACGACAGGATATAAAATAGCTAGATTTGCAGGCGGTTCACAGAATTCAATATCTACTACCCAAATAAAAATTGACGATACGCCAAGTTCAAATGGTGGCGGTTTTACTTCCTTAGTACTAACTAGATATGAATCAGGTTCAGATGTGTGGATAGTGTCAGGCTTAACAACTCATTACGATGAACCGAACCAAGACACTCATACGGTAATTGGCTCTGTTTCGCTACCAGGTGAGCTAGACAGATGGAGCATCAACAGCACGTCAGGTGCTATGAATGGGGGTAGTGCTAATTATACATATGAGCTGTAATTAACACAGACTAATTTAAATACATAATATCAAGGAAATAATAATGACTATAAAAGACATTCAAGTAAATAACGTAGGTCAAGCTGGTGTGGCTCCATCAATACTATATATTGACACAACAAGCACTCGTGCAGAGGTCAACGCAAGTGGCTTCTTAAATGGTGCGGCTCAAAAATGGGGCGTTAGTTTTAGCGATAAACAACTAGCTCTTGTATCAACTAAAACCGCTCCTAACGCATCGGCTACCGAGGTCGATGTATATAGATTAAGTGGTTCTAGCCAGTCATGGTCTTTAGTACCTGTCAGTAATGACAAGTTCGCTGGTAAAGTAGCAGACGGCGGTGGTTCAGCTACAATTGCAATCACTGTGGCAGGGGTTGAAACAACTGACGTGGTTTTCGCGCAAGTAGAGGCCAGCACCGACCCTGTTAGTGTAATTAAAGTAACGCCGACAGCTAATACTGTAACAGTAATTTTGTCTGCTGACCCTGGTGCATCAACAGTTATTTCGTACCAAGTGCTAAGAGCATATTCTTAGTTGCATAGCTAGGCTATAGTATATTATAGTTTAGTGTGACCGGGTTTTTAGAACTTACCCCGTCTCCTAACTCAAACCGTTTCTGGAATTAGCACTGGAAGCGGTTTTTTATTGCCTCCGATTGCTGCATGTATGCAACTATATGATTTATCAGCAAAAAAACAGCCAAAAAAACAGACCTTTTTCTTTTATCTTTTTATTGATATTTGTGAATCATATTTTCGCTTAAAAAGATAAGGGGCATAACATGTTTATTTCAAATTCCATACGGAAAGTTTTGCCCTGTAAATTTTAAAAACTTTCCCGATACGACTCCCGGCGGGAACACTGTAACACATTTAAAATTAATCAATAAGCAGCGACGCTCGCTATGGGTAGGGGTAGTGTTGGTTCATATAAGATGGCTAACTACTGTAATTACAGTGAATTGCACTGCAATTACAGTGACTTTTGGTCGTTCTTATGAAACCAACTATACTTATATGCATAGGGGGTGTTATGATGAGTAAAAAGAAGATCGCATATATTATATTTGTTATTTTTATGACCTTTCATGAAGTATCAGAGGTAATTAACGGCGGCCATAGCAGCGACACGTTCAGTATTTTCAACTTCACTGATAATACGGACTGCAATCCAGCTCAATGTGAGATCCCCGACTGCATGAAGGACGTGCCAGATTGCGATGAAGGTGTTAATATTGGGAAGGCGTTATCAGCGATTAATCTTATTAGTAAAGGATTCACGGATTATTAATCATGAAGTTTCTTAAGGGAGGAGAAATAAGCGAATACACCATTCAGAAAATGGTTGTCTCTTATTTAAATCTTTTAAAAGTGGGTCACGCCGTAATTAAAATTGATAACGAAGGCTCAAAAGGGCGCGGCAAAGCTGGGTTAGGGTTAAGGCCTGGCGCTAGTGATATATTCATTGCCCGCGGTCGACACGGTAAGTTTGGGTTTTGGTTAGAGCTTAAAAGCAAGAAGGGCGTATTAAAACCCAATCAGCTTAAATTCTTTGAAGATATGGAAAGAGAAAATTATTATACCGCGGTGGCGTGGTCATTTGACGAAGCCAAAGACCACATCGACTGGTATCTATTAGAAAAAGATTAAAGAATGATTTTTATTCTAAAGGAGCTACTTTTTCTCTCTCTTATTTTATTGACCATTATATCGCTAAGCGCAAGCGCGAACGTCGCGGCATGCTCATTACAATCAAACCCAAACGTACTGCATCCTGTAGATACATAGCTAATTAAAACCTGGCAATCATGAACACTATAGTTTGTGATATGACCGGTGTTTATAACGGTAAAGTTAACCCCTTTTTGATTCTCATCTATTCTATTTATTTGTATTAGCATAAATTATCCTTATAGTCTTTAAGTGTGTAGTCGTTTTCTAAAATTGTACCGTCATCAAGGATATATTGTTTTATTCTTATGTCCCAACGGCCTTCTTGCTCTATTGTTATTTCGCTTAACCGATTTTCTTTATAAAGTTTAAGTAGCGTATAACTAAAATAGTCTTTCATAGGAAAAAACAGGTGCTTATTTTCTTTAGCGTCATAACCGTAACATCTTAGGCTAAAAGATTTATGCATGTCGTTATCCATTTTTATATTAATAATTTTAAATCTAAAGGTATCATAATATTGCTCTTGGGTGGCCGGTCTTTGTGTGACGTAAGTGCTCTCACCCTCATCATAATGAATAATATCTTTTACATTTTTACCGTCAAATACTATATATTTTGGTTTTTCTAATTCAGTATTAGCTCCTATGGCTTGAACTAAGCTTAACTCTTTTGAGCCAAACTCTTTTTTAAATCTTGCATGATCAATCTTATCTAAAACCGAATAGCTAACACCTCGACTTATAAGTTTATTATTTAAAATAGCCTTATAGACAACCTGCAAGGCTGTAGTCTCAGGGTATGATCTAAATTCCACAACTAACGCTTTTTCATTAGCTAATTTTATAGGGTTATCGCTTTCTATGTTTCTTACAAAAACCTTAAGTCCATCATATGTTTCTACACCTTCTATATTCACAATTTGCTTTAACTTATTTCTTCTAATAAGTGATTTTAATGTTTTTTCATTTATTTCTATGTCTTTTTCTTTGCAAATATCGTTAAATATCGCTTTTTTGAACTTATCAATACCTGATTGACTCTTAATAGAGTGTTTTTCTGTGTAGTACCCATACTTTTGATTAAGATAATCATTATCAAAGCTGTACATTATTTCAAAATGCGTAGAGTTACAATGATACATAGACCTAGTTACAAAAGATTTAACTTTATCTTTACAGGACGGAAATTCTGTTAGTTTCAAGTCAGGGTCTATCAATTCACACTTGCAATGCCTACATTTTCTAGCGCGAACATCATTTTTACCAGAGCAATAAGGGCAGCTTTTAAATCTAAATAAATAACTACAAACCGCACAACTTGACGCGCTTGTTAGGTTAAAGTTATTACACTCAGGGCATTCTAAATTATACTCGTGGCTTTCGTTTCTAAATGCAATGTAAGCGTCCCTAATAAAGGGGTTTTCTAAATCGCCGTGCCTTTCTAAGTTTTTAGCATAATCTAATACTAAACATTCTTTTTTGTCGGGATAAAGACGAAGGCCACGCCCTATACATTGAGTGTATAATACTAATGATTCGGTAGGCCTAACCATAACGATAGTATCAAAATTTGGTATATCAACGCCCGTGGTAAGCACGTTAACATTTATTAGATATTTAATACTACCAATCCTAGCCGCGTCTAAAATGCGGGCGCGGTCTCTTTCACTAGTTTTACCGGTAATAACCGCCGCACGCTGTGTTCCTAATAGCTTCTGACAATCATAACAATGCTTTATTGATGAGGTGAAAATAAACACGCCGTTTCTATCTTTGGTGATTTGCTGCACTTGTCGCATTATTCTATTTGTGCGATGTGTATCTTGGTCGACAATCTTAGCTAATGACTGCTGTGTGAACGTGCCTAATTTATTTGTTTTCGCTTGTGAAAAATCATAATAAAGACCTGAATCAAAAAAACCCCAGACCGGTGGCACTAAATATTTATTTTTAACTAACCATTCAGTTGTTATGTTAGCGACAGATTCTTTGAATAACTTATGCTCGCCTACTATCGACAAACCTTTACCGCGAAAGGGCGTGCCGGTTAAACCAATAACAATTAATTTAGGATTAACCTCTTTGTAGTGTGTGATTATTTGCATGTAAGACGTCTTACCGTCGTCATCATTACAGTTATGCGCCTCGTCAATAACTAAAATACTAAAATGTATGGCGGCTATTTCGTCCTCTGCCTCTATAGCTTTCTTAACTGAAATAGGCGCGCCAAACACAACCGCACCTTTCGCACTTTTAACATTTAGAGCAGCACAATATATGCTAGCCGAACCACCTTGTCTAATATATGCTTGGTAATTCTGGCTTATTAGCGTGCTATTCATTGTTAAACATAAAGCTCGCTCACCCTTAAGCTCTATGTGCCTTAATGTTTCGGCTATTATTAAAGACTTACCAGCGCCAACACTTGCGTTGACTAATATATTGTCTTTGTATTCATTATCTATTTTTAGAATCAAAGAAGCCACGGCCTCTTTTTGGTAAGGTCTCAATGTTAACACGCAAATTCCCTTTATTTTTTAATTTTACCAACAATAATATCTTTTATTTTTTGTTGTAATTCTTTTATTTTATTTAGATCGTCACGCGTTAGTGTTTTAAATATTTTATAATCCTTATAATAACTATAAAGATAAACTATATTAAACGATAGAACGCACGACCACAGAGCTACATGGTAGCTTTGTGGTAAAACGTTAAACAACACGCCGACAAGAAACCAGGATAGTACCTGCACGCCCATTTTAAAATGGAATCTCTAGATCATCAAAAGGGTCTACAGGTTCTTTTGGTTTATCGTAGTTTTCAGCCACGTTCTTTTTACCGTTTGGTAGTAACTTTAACTCGCTACCGGTAATAGAGTATATCCAACGCACGCCGTTCGCGTCTTCTATTTTCTTATTGCTAATCTCACCCTCAATATAAATAAGGTCGCCTTTCTCAGTGTACTTATTTGCAATCTCAGCAAGCTTATTGAAAAAATAAACAGTGTGCCACGTTGTGTTTTCTCTTTGTGCGCCTTGTTTATCTATATACTTTCGATTAGTAGCGATAGATAGGGATGTCATATCATTACCTGTTTTAGTTTGCTTATGGTCTTTATTGCCAATTCTGCCGAGTATTGTGGCTTTATTTATCATTTCTAATTTTCTCCGATAACAGCTTTATATCTTTTTTTAGTATGTATTGCTCTTGTAGCAGTTCGTTTAATTTCTCTTTCATTTTAGCGTGTTCAATTGACATCCAAATCACGGCCGAGAAGGCCACGAGATTAAATATTATATATATTGTATGCATAATTATTTACTAAGGTCTTCCCAGTTATTTTCGATCTCTTGTAGCCTGCTCGTTAGTAGCTTTTCAATAGACTCTAGCTGAGGCGAGATAACCTTACCTATATTTTGATTGATGTCCCAAAGACGATTGTTTACGTGGTGCAGCTCGAAACATATCAAAGCCACACCTATAATTAAAATAAACAACATGAATAACATTTAAGCCTGCTCCAACCGTGAAATAAAGTCGTTAGCTTGCTCGCTATCAACGCTTTCAATAGCGTCTATCTTGTAGTGGGCGAGCGCCTTTTCCATTCTGCCGTTATTGAATTCTTTTATTTCAACAAGCTCTTTAATTTTTTTAAGTTGATCAAGCGAAGCGGGTTCGGCTTTCGCAGGCGCGTCAACAACATCAGCTTTTTGTTGTCCAGCTGGCGCCACCTCTCCGGTGACCTCGTCCACCTCTGGCGCGTCCGAATGATTGATATTCGCAGTTTGATTATGAGTTTTCGCATTCCCTTGTGCCTCCGGTTTTTTTGTTGCCGTTACAGCTCCCTTGGCAAACCGTTTGTTTTCGTCTATCAAAGAGTTTAATCTATTAACGTCCTCTTTAATAATAGTTGACCGATTTCTTGGCGTTACGTCTTTAATTTGATAGTCCTGTACCTCTTCAGCTACAGATATCCCCGACAACGCGTCCGCAAATGTGTCGCGCAATGCGAAACCACGCGCTCGCATCTGCATCATTCTATCTGGGTAAGCAGCCCAAGTATTGCGACCCCATAAGCCAGCTCTTTTGGCGTCTTCCATAGTAAATATTCTTACCGTTTCTTCTGGGTACGACCTGCGTTTAACATGGCATTCAAAGCCTGTTACATCACCCTTACCATTTTTAATAGGTATCTCTTTAATGTATTCAAAGTCTGCGTGAGCTTGACATACCGCCAACACAGCGTCACCCCACATACATGGCTTACCGTTGATTACTGAAATATTTTGCAACGACTGAAGCTGGCCAAGACCAAGTGACCTGCCAAACTCAAAGGCAACTAACACATCCGCTGGCTTATTCTGATATGCTTTAGGTATTAATTGTGTTGTACTAATCATTTTAGCTATTCTAAATGCATGCTCAAATTTTGACTCGCTAAATAAGCTAGCATCTTGTTTGATTTGTAATTCGTTTGTCATTATACATTCCCCGTTAAATCATTAAACATATCTATTAAAAAGCTATTTAAATAATCAGTGTAATACTGCTCGCGCACCTCTTTTTTGTGGTCACCTAGATATTTAGACCCTTCATTTTCATTAACCATCAACTCTAGCCTGCCGACAGATTTATTCCACCTTAACAATACATCAGTATGTTCATCTAAAACCTGCTCATAATCAGGTAGACATTTCATTGAGGCAAGCCTGCTTTCTACCAATTTAATTTGGTTACTAACGATATTATACAAAAGCGCATCACTGTCATTCGCTTGCTTTAAGTTGTTTAATGATTTATTAATTTCTTGGCTATAGTCTTCATGCCACTTAAGTTGTTTACTCATGCCTAGTCCTCGTATTGTGCGTAATGTGGTATTGATAAAATCTTAGGTTCGTATGAATCCCAAGCGTCTGCTTTTAGTGATTCTGCGTAATCACCCATTAACTTATTGAAAAGGTGTTCACCGTACTCTAGCGCCTCATCATCTAATAGATAATAAGTACAAGCATAAGGCTCTACTTTTTCAACGCAGTAAAATATAAACTTCTGAAACTCAACGCCCAACGACTCAACCGCCGCTTTAATCATTGCTGCTTGCAAGAAATATCCATATTGAAACGCTGAATTTTGAAACGGTCGATAGCTACCGTCTTTAACTGTCTTTAAGTCGGTTATAACGCCGCCAATCATAGCGTCAGGCCTTACTTTACATTGTAAGCCTGTTGGCTCATGAGTAAAATAAATTGATTTCTCAACGTCACTACCTACAAATAACCCTTTAGCCATATCATCATTTAATACTAATTTGGCCATAGCTTGCGCGGCAGCCATATCGTCTGTCATAACGATTTCTCTGTGGCCAGCATAGTGCAGTGCATTTGCGTGTGCTTCCTTGCCTACCTTAGTAGCTCGACTAACCTTGTTCATCACAAAATACCTATCATCAATTTCACTAGGCTCTAATACCAATGTATGTATTAGGTTGCCCAGCGCAAAGGCCGCCGATGGTTTGGGTGGGGTGTAATCAGGGTTTAGGTATCTATGCCAATAATGTTTAGGTGATTGCTTATAAAGCCATAAAGCTGAGCGCGACACGCCCTGGCTGCCATGATACTCGTCATTAGTTATATCATGTAGCCCATTTTCAAATTGTGGTTTCAACATCTTATATCTCCTATATGCTTATATGTAATTTATTGTTACCAACGCTTGTAATTCTATTCAATTTTGGCTAAGATGTCAATAAGAATTGACGTTAACGAGGAAATAAACAGATGACAATTACACAAGTTATAAAGTACTACGGCAGTGCGTACAAGGCTGCTATTGCCTTAGGCGTGACTAGACAGGTGCTAAGCTCTTGGAAGAAAAAAGAAAATGTGCCATTATTGCAACAGTACAGATATGAAAGACTTACTGCAGGTAAGTTGACCGTAAGAGATGAAATGCTTAAGATACAACTTAATAAACAAAAGAATAGGGAAATTCAAAATGAGCGAACAGGCAGCGGCACCGACTAAAAGTGAAGAATTAAAAGTTAACTCTGATGTGTTGGGATTTAAAGATTTTTTAACACTAGAGCTTAGCAACTGGGTTAAAATTCTAGAAGACACTAAGACCAAGGTTGCATCGGCACCTGACGATCTATATTCCCCGATACTACAAAACGCGCATAGTCTGATTAGAGCATGCGACAGAGAGGTAGTATATATGCACAAGCTAGAAGAGTTAGCTCTTGCTCAGCACGAAGAGGCTTTAAAAGATGCGGAGCCATTAGTCGCTAAAGCATAGGCTGTTTAAATGAATGTTTATGCAGATCTAAAAAAGCAGCTTAAGCAAGTTTGTATAAGACAGGACACTTTAGCCTTAGAGGCGCGCCAGCTTGATTATGAGGCGCTAAAAGGTAAACGTAATACTGTCTTTGTACATTTAAGTCACGCCCTAGATATGGCTTTTCAGGATATGTACGGTGCTACTAACCCCGAGGTTCAATTTATACTCAAAGAGTTTTTTAGGGATTTTAATGATTCATTCATTTTAGTTGACGACTTACTAAAGGAGCATAGAAAAGATATGAACTGTTGCAAATCAAAAGAGCTGCGTTAGGCGCGCTAGACTTATACCAAATATCATGTAAGATGTTGTTGACGTTAACAATATAAGGAGTATGTAAGTGTCAACAATAAAAGAAAAAGAGGTTATCACAATCAACCGCGATGCTTTAATGGATAGTGATTTTAACCTACTAGACTTAAGAGTATACCTACTTACAAAGCTAGAATCTGAAAAAGCTAATGCAAACGGCGGGGAATTTGCACCTGAGAATATATCATTTGCGACAGAAATAGGAATTCACCCTAGAACATTACAAAAATCTTTTGAACGGCTAGAAAAGCGTGGCTATATATTGCGCGAAATGAAAGACGGTAAAAGGTACGTTTATTTATAACGGGACTGGATCTTAAAATGAACTTAGGTAATAATAACTCTAAGTTTTTTGGACAATAAAAAGCCGGTCATGAAACCGGCTAATTAAATTCAAAGACCACAAACACATGGTATTCTCTTCGACTTGGCAGTTGAGAGAATACCAACACTAACAAACCATGTCAACCGCCAAGACGGTTAAAACTGCCACAAACAAGGGGGTTTTAACTATGTCATTGATACCAAAGAAAAACAACTTTACTATTCACACTAAGATAATCTTTGATTTATACTTAATCAACGCGGCCGATTCGGCTATGCCACTAAAAAACACATGGAGTGTGAATTAATGTCCTATTTTACGATACCAAGTTTTGTTGTAGACAATAAAGTACTATCGGTTGCTGAAAAGTATTTATATGGTTATTTCCATACACATTACTTTAACGGCAATACTATTTTTGTTAGTAATGCTAACTTAGCTGGGATGCTTAACTGCGAGGTACGACAGATTCAAAATATATTAAATAGTTTAGAGACTAAGAAATATATAACTAGGGATGAAGAGAATATAAAGGGCAAGAATAGGCGCGTGATAACACCACTTGTAACCGCGAAAGGTAAGGTTATAAACGAAGAAAAAGATATCCACAACCACCATGCAATAAATTGCATACAGAAAGAAAAGAAGAAAGAAAAGAAGAAAGAAAAGAACGTAACGTACGTAGCGGTCTTTCTACGAAAGAAGATAAAACAAAAGAAGCAATGATTTACCTTAAGTCAAAACTTAAAGATCCTCTTATCAGCAGAGGCCAGGTAGAACAGATATTAAAAGCACATACACCTGACGCCAAACTAAGTTGGTCAGTTGATAATTATTTATATTACTTAAGTACAGACGCAGCTAAGGGTATTAAAAAACCATTCCCTGTATTTATGTCTCACATAAAAGATGTGGGCTACTTTGAAGATTATAAACAATACATCAAGTCTAAGGACGAGAGTGATGATTCTGGCGATCTAGGCACGCCTGAAGGACTTTATGAAGCACTAATGGCTAATGACTTGGATGAGGCTAAAAGAATCGCACATAAGGCCTCAAACAAGAACACATACACATTGGATGAAGCGCAGAAAATATGGTTCGAGTCATGGTTAGAAAAGGTAGCTACCCAATCAGAAAAAGATAGATTCCACGGTAAGCCACAAAGAAAGATATTTGAATATTACATAGCTAATCAGTGGATTGATGACTTTGAATTTGCTAAAAGCAAGATAGTAGCTTAACTATTATATAACTAACAAGGATTGTTATGGGTAAAGATGATCGTATATCGCAAAACGATAAGAGTAGGGCGGATAGGTATCATGACGAATTTGCTGAATGGATGTTGCTGTTTTATACAGCCGACGACGCTAATAGAGAGGTACGCCTTAAGTTTATTGAAGATAACAAAGAGGAGTTTCCAAAACTAGAACACCCCCACATGAGTTTTAGGGTAACCTCTAGGCTATACTTTGATAAATACATATACTCTTTAAGAGAAGAGACTTATAATCGTGAATCGCTGCCCAAGCACAACCCTGGCGGGTGGTTATAATAATGAGG